CCGCCCTCCGGTACCGCTCCGAATCCTCCAGCAGCCGCTCCAGCGCCTTCCCGAAGCTCACCCCCATCCGATCCGCCATCATCTCCACCGCGATCACCGCCTCCACCTTCACCGTCGAACGCGGCAGATAGACCGCCACCCGCTTCTCACGCTTCGCCATCTATCTATCCTTCAAGTCGATAATATTAAAGCGCTTCTTCATCCCGTCAATGATCCCGTTGGCAAACGAATCGAACGGAATATCCCCCAGTCTGTTCCCCCGGTATACATCCATGTATTCGTGAGTCTTCTTTATAAAAACAACTCGCTTGATATCTATTTCATTTTTGATCCGTTGGTGTGCATCAAGAAAGCGTCCAAAAAGCTTCCTTGAAAGTTCTATATTCTCCATCACTTCCCACCTCTCTTCTCGATCTGATAGCGATACTCACGCATCACACGCTCCAGGAACACACGTTCAAAAACATCCTCGATCTTGTCGACACCGTACTTGCGGAACATCGTCGTCGCGCTGATCACCGTCAGCTCCCGCACCGGGAACCGTCCGCGACCCTTGCGACGATAAATTCCGGTGTGCGAACCCATCGTCGCGATGAACGCGCCTTTATAGCGCTTCTTCCGCTCTTTTTTGAGCACCTTTGCGCTGGCGCCGTAATAGACCTTTCTCCCCTTGCGCTTCGCGATGTACTTCGACCCGCCAAATTCGATCAATGGGATTGGCTTGGACCGCAGCGTGATCCGCGCCTCCAGATCCTCCACCGTCGCCTTCCGGACTGTGATATAGCTCTTCAGCCTCGATGCCTTGATGTTGTAGACGCTCCGCACCGCCATGCTCGCCTCCTTCACCGCCGTCGTCACCGTCCGATCCAGCGACCGCCGCAGCGACATCCGCAACAGCTTCGGATCCAGCTGCCGCTCCAGCGCCTTGATCCCCTTGACCGTAATCTCCACTACCGCACCCCTTTACTCAGTATCACCCGCCGCTTCGGACGCCGAGATGCCGAGTTCGTATCTGCACGCAAAAAGCGCACCCCGATCATCTCCCCGGCGAACGTGTTGTAGACGCCGCAGTCCCACAGGTGGTTGGCCGCCGTCCGGCTCCGCTTTTTCCAGTACCGCTTGATCTGCCCCGTCTTTTTGACCACCTCCTCCGCCGGATATTCGCTCGTCCATTGCGCCGCCAGCTCCTCGTCCGCGTCGCGGTGCAGCGTCAGCACCCCGTCGGAGCTCTCCAGATCCCCGTTCTCCGCGGAGGCCAGCGACCGGCGAATCAGCGCGTCGAACATGTCCTTGAAATAAAGCACGTTGATCCCGTAGAGCTTCAGCCCTGTTACCCGCGTGCGTCCGCCCTGTTTGCGCACCACATTGTTCACCCTCCACGGCGAGCTCATCGCCGCCGAGTCCACCCCCTTTACCGGGAGGCAGACGTCGGAGTTCATCGCGCAAAACTCGTACACCTCGTCCGTCCGGTATCCGGCGTCCACCAGGCAGAGCCGCACCCGGTAGGAGCGTCCGTCCGCCCCATCCCAGTCCCGGCGGAACAGATCCTCCAGATCCGTCCACGCCTCCACGCGACCGTAGCGCACCGTCCGCGCCTTAGCCCCCTCGATGTGCGCCCGGATTTCGTACCAGAAGTGATCCTTCTGCACGTCCGCCGCCATCGTCAGCGCCACCGTCCGCTCCGGAACCTCCCCCTCCGGATCCGCGACCCGCAGCCGCAGGATCTCGCTCTCCTCCGTCGCCACGATCTCCTCTTCCCATACAGACGCGTCGCGGGTGTTGGTCCAGGCGATCATATCCTCCACGCTGCCGGCCTCCTTGTTTTTCAGCGCCGTCAGGTATTCCTGAAAGATCTCCTCCCAGCTCAGAAACGGCGAATAGTACGACGGCAGCCGATAGCTCCGGTGCTTGCGCTCCGGGTGGGCATGGACCCATACGCCCCCGGAAAGCATCCCGTGCTTCGACCCCTCGTCGATCTCAGCCCGGCAGTGCGGGCAGACGCAGCGCACCGCCGACGTCAGCTTGTAGTGCTCCTCGTCGTACTCGTAGACGAAGCGGTCGCGCTCCAGGGCGAAACGCTCCCCGCACTCCGGACACGGCACCTCGTAGAGCGCCTGCGACCCGTCCAGCCACTCCCGCCAGATCTTCGACGAGCTCTTCAGCGTCGGAGAGCTGTTGGCGTAGATCTTCTTGTTGCGAAACGCGTCCGCCCGCTTGTCCGCCAGCACCGAGGGATTCCCCTCACCCTTCACGTCGTCAGGCCAGCGGTCCAGGTCGTCCTTGATCACTACCCTCCGCGACACGCTGGCGAACGTCGATGTCGTAAACGCATAGGCGATCTTCAGGTTCCCGCCTGGGAAGCGCAGATCCAGCACCGACGACCCCCCATCCTTCTTTCTGGGGTAAATCTTCTCCGCCACCCGCGGCGTCTTCTCCACCGACGGCCACAGCTTGTCCTTCGCATGCGTCATCGCCAGCGACTCGGTCGGCAACACCATCAGCATCGGACACGGATAGAGATCCGCATAGGAAAAGATCATATTGTTCGCCAGCTCCGTAAACCCCAGCTGCGTCCCCTTCACCACGCTCACCCGCTGCGTCGGAACCTGCGGCGACAGCTCCACCGCGATCTCCCGCAGATACGGCATCCGATCCGTCCGATACCGCCCCGGCTCCGCCGAACTCTCCGAAGGCAGCACCCGATACCGATCCGCCCACTCATCCACCGTCACAGAAGGATCCGGCCTCAGCCCGGAACGAAACGCCGAAGCGTAGACCGATTCGCTCATCCAGCACCACCGCTCAGCTCTTCGAGTACCTGACGGATCTCTGCATCCAGCACTTCCTCGATCTCCGCCGGATCTGTGAGCGCAACAATGCGTACCGACAGCTTGTGAGGCAGCGACAACAGCGCGGACCTGACCCTCTGAGCCTCCTCAAATGCCTCGCGCTCCACATCGACCCGCTCCACCAGCTCTCCAATCTGCTTCCGGTACTCCGCCTGGGCTTTTTTACCGAGATAGAGCTCCTTGAACACCTTGACCTCGTTCAGCCCCAGCCCGGCCGTATCGATGTCGAAGTCTTCGACCCCATGCTCCTTTGCCTCTTCACGAATCTTCTCAAGAGCCTCACGCTCCTGCGCCAACTTTCTGTTGTACTCCGCGCGCTCATCTTCGGTCATATCGGCCAGAGACCGCTCAGGCAGCATCCGCTCATCGAAAATCCCCGCGTCATAATTCTGATCATTATCCTCTGCCCGACGCTTCGCCGCCTCGGCCTGCGGTTTCCTGGACGGATCGCGTGCCGCCTCCACCGCCGCCTTCGCTTTCTCCGAATCGACAAGCCCCCGCTTTTTCCCGGCCACATGCACCAGCTCGATCACCCCGTCGGCGACCCACTGATTCACCCGCTGCCTGGTCACTCCCATCAGCTTACCGAAATCAGCCTGACTCATCAGCGCCACGACAACCCCCCGGAAATATGGGCATTTTGTAAAGTCAAGCATCCGGACATCCCGCCAATGTCAAGCAAGTTTGACCACTCAAAACTGTCCATTTTCCGCGAGCTTCGCCGCCCGTAACCGCTCTGTCGCTGGAAGGACCCGTCGATTTTCACGCCGCGACCTCCCCGATCACAAACTCAAGCTCACCATCCGCCAGCTTGTCGGCGAGTCGTGAAGGCGTCAGACGATATTCTGTTCCGCCACTCGCAGTGAAGACCTGTCGTTCATCGTCATAGACACCGGTGATCCACTCTCCATCCACCATCACTCTCATTCTCTTCTCGATATAGTTCAGGTAGATCTCGTTGCGAAGGAAGTTTGCCAGGTTGTATCTTCTGTCTACACTTCGATCATGCAGATAGAGCACGATCGACCTGACCAGCTGTTTATGATCCGGCAAGGTAGACGATCTATATATGTTCCACGCCTCTTCTTTGCTGCCTGCATATTTAGTATTGAGACGATAGATCGAGTATAGGTCGTCTAGGTATCTCCGTTTCATCCGATCGGCGGCCCCATCATCATCATTTATATTAAGAGCTTTGTTCACTCGGCGTTCACTCGTAGTTTCCTGCGTTTCTGAAACGCTCCGTTTTATGGGCGTTTTCTCGGCGTCGTTCGTTCGCTCTGCGTTCACTTGCCGTTCACTCCGTTTTTTGACGGAGCTATAGTGCTGCTGGTTTTTGACCTGGTGATAGCTCCAGAATCTGTCTATCTCGTTGGCGAACTCCTTGATCCACTTGTGGACCGTCCCTTTGCTCATCGGCTTATCGCCGCCCCAGCTCTTTGCGTAGAATCCGAAGCTGTTTACCGCGTCCATCTGCACGTCGAAGTAGTACTCCATGAAGCACCTGGCCTTCCGCCGCTTCCCTTTTGCCTGAAGCTCCTCGATGTAATCGGTCGGCATCAATCTGTAGTTTATTCGCATCGTTATATCTCCGGCATACTGACCGGCCCTCCATCGTTATGATTCTCTCCGTAACGGGCCCCGTCGCTTTCGTAGGTCGTCGCGAAGTTGACGAAGGCGGTTATCCTGCTGTCGAAGGTGCACTTGGTGATTCCGCCTTCACCGTCGCGGTTTTTGCCAACGATGATCTCAGCGTCGGCGATCGCCGGCTCCCGCTCGTTGGCGTTGCGCTGGTAGTAGCTCTCCCTATGTGGGAAGAGGATCACGTCGGCATCCTCTTCCACCGCCCCGCTCTCCCGCAGGTCGCTGAGCATCGGCCGCTTGTTGGTCCGCTGCTCGTTGGCCCTATTGAGCTGGCTGAGGAGGAAGACAACGACGCCGTACTCTTTGGCCACGCGCTTGAGCTCCTTGGTGATCTCGCTGATCTCGTTGGGGATGTTGACGCCTGGCTTTTTGATGTATCGGAGGTGGTCGACGAACCAGTATTTGATCTCAGGGTGTTTCCGCAGCGTCGCCACGGCACGCGCCTTGATCTCATTGATCGTCAGATAGCTCTCGTCCCGGAGGTGCAGCAGCCGCGTCGATCGGTAAAACTTCACCGCCGACTGAAACGCGGAGGGGCTGGCCACCATCCCGCGCTTGATATTGCTCAGCGGCTCCCCGCTATGGGTAGATACGAGCCGCTGCATGATCTTTTGACCGCTCATCTCCAGGCTGTCGAAAAGCACGCCGTGCCCATGGCGGATCGCGTAGTCGGTGATCGTGGTCGCCAGGCTGGTCTTCCCCATACTTGGCCGCGCTGCGATCACCACCAGGTCGCCGGGCTGAAACGCTTCGATCCGCCCGTCCAGCGACGAGATCCCCGTCCGGTATCCGACGACCCCGCCGGAGCTGGCCGCGGCCTCCATCGCCTGCTCCATCGCGGAGAGGAAGTGCTCCACTCCCACGGAGCGGGCCCCGTCGCCGTAGGAGAGAGCCTCGCTCACCTGCCGGTCGGCGTAGGCTGCCACGTCGGTGCTGTCGGCCTTGTCCTCCATGACCTGCTTGCGGATATTCGTCGCCGTGGCGACCAGCATCCGCTTTTTCGCCAGCTCGACGAGCTGATCCACATAGGGACCGACGGCGCTGATCGGGTTGGCGGCCATCACGTCCACCATCGCCACCTCGTCCCAGTGTCCGTCCCGTGCCATGATCGTCCGGACAAACTCTTCGTCCAGGGGCTTGCCTTCGCTCTCCAGCTGCACCAGCGCGGAAAAGAGCCGCTGGTGAAACGGCAGGTAAAACGCCGCCGCGTCGATCCGGCCCATCACGTCATAGATCGTGTCCGGATCGAACATCACCGACGAGAGCACCGCCCGCTCGATGTTGAGATTGTAGAGCTCCTCCATCACTCCGCCCCGCTCTCGTCGAACGGGAAGAGGCTGAACTCGTCCCACCGCACCCTACTATTGTTCGGGCTGCGAATCGTCCGCTGGTAGATTTCGATGCCGTATTTGTTCCGCAGATCCGAGATCCGGTTGGAAAACTTCACGATCCCAAGCGTAGCGAACGCCTCGTATGATGTCAGAGTGTTTCCCTGTTTGAGGTAATCATAGATCCTTCGGGCCTGGCTCCCCTCTCTCGGAAGCTTTTGCTTAGATTTCCCGCTCATCGATCCCCTCCATCATCACTTCGATCACCTTGGCCAGCTTCCTCAGCGCGAACGTCTCCCGCTTGATCGCCTTGGCCTCCTCTTTGTCGATGTGCCCGTCCTCGATGGCGTCGCGGACGGCCTGCTCCAGTCCGCCGTGACGGCTGCCCAGATCCAGCAGCACCGACACCACCCGCATCACATCTGGATCTGCGCGCTCGGCGCGGCTCTCGCAGATCCCCAGGCCCCAGTGGTTGACGATCTTCTCCAGCGCGTCGCGGCGGATATCCTCGTCCATCTCGTCCAAGGCTTCGGTGAGCTGGTCGATGTTGATACGTTTGAGATTGGCCTCGTTGTTTTTCATGCTGAGGGCCGATGAGAGCATGATGTGGGCGTTCGGGCCTCGATAGCCCATGACCCGTGAGAAGTGTTTGCGCCCGGCTCCGTGCCGGTCATCCATCGCGTAGATCGCGTCGGAAAGCGCATCATAGAAAAATTCGTGTTTTTGCAGCATTTCCTCCCCTCCCAGTGGTTCGGACTCTGCAATGCCTGCCGACCACCCGCTTTCCTGGGAGGGGATAAACCGTGGCCGGCATTGCAGAATGGTTTAGGAAGGCGCCCCGATCCACCGATATGGTAGAATTGGGACGCACCTCAGTGCATCGGAGGCCGCCGAAGGTTTGCCGACGGACGGCGGTCTCCATCCAAACGGATAACGTCATTATAGGAAGATTGTTTAGGATTTGTCAAGTCAAAGTAAATTTGTAGGATAAAAAATGAAAAACATACTATGGGCTGCCATTATCATAGGATTGCTTATCGGATATGGAAAAATGAAAGACGAAGAAAAGCCGAAGCCGACAAAAGAAGAACAGCAGATGAGAAAACACAGAGACGCTCTGGAGTATCTCATCCTTGAGCACATCTCCCACAACGGCCCGGTGATCTGCGACGCCAAAAAGATAGACGGCAAAGGATTTGTCCTCTGCTCATGGGGAAGGCAGAAAGCGCTGTTCCTGATCGACGGCCCGTCACATCTCTACGCCGTCAACGGCCAGGCACGCCGCCCGGCGTTTACCCACTATACTGACATCTCCCCTTATCCGAAGCGCGACATAAATATTCCGGCAGTCATCGACAAAATCGAGAAACGGTAAAACGAAGATCGTTCGCTCATGAACAACGCTCTATATGTCATCCTCTGCATCGTCGCCGCCCTGGCGATCTCCTGGGTCATGATCTCCGATCGTGACCGCTTCGTCCGCATCACGGGAGAGCAACCGACGCTCTACGACGCCATCGCGCCCTATTGATCTACATCATCACCCGCACGACCCGCCCCACGATCCGCATCGTACTCTGATCCTCCGTCGGGTCGTACTCCCAGCTCTCGTAGTCCGGGTTGGCGCTCCTGATCCAGAGATTCCCCGTCTTGACATCCGCCACCACCTGCTTGACCATCAGCACCCCGCGAAAGACCAGCACATAGAGCCCGTCGCCGCTCCACTCCCTCGACTCGTCGAAGAACACCCAGCTCTCCGGCAGCAGCACCGGCACCATGCTGTAGCCGTCCACCTGGATCGCCCGGATTCCTTTGCCGACCGGCACCGGGAAAAGCGCCGGATCCACCGTCAGTCGCTTTCCCGACTCGTAGACGTCGATGCTCTCGATATTGTTTCCCCCACCGGCGGAGGCTTTCGGGTTGAGAACGGGGACAGACACCGCCTCTTTTTTAGAATATCCGATCGATGGCTCGGCAACGACTCCAATATTATTATCGTCCCCAGCGATATAGGCCACCTCCTCCTCACTAAATACCTTTTTTAACAGATGATACATTCCATCCGGAAAATCTGCAATCTTCCCCCGCTCGTATCGGCTGATCTGCGTCGCATCCTTCCCGATAGCCCTGCCAAGCGCAGATTGTGATATCCGGTGTTTATCCCTAACCTCTCTTAGCCTCTCATACCAATTTTTCATAATTTCCCCCAATTTAGTCAAAAAGTCTTGACAAAGCCTAAACAATTTGTCTATACTTGCGTTATCCAACTTGGATGACCGACTTGGATATATCCAATTATAACCCGCCTGCCTTAGAGGCCGGTAGGTTATGCGGATCGATGTTTAACAACCCGGCCCGTGCCGACCAACGGGCTCCACGATCTCCGAGGAGGGCAAAGAGGAGACGAGAGCTTTCGATGGGGCGGCATAAGAGTTAGCCGCTCTCCGACCAGTAGGCGCTGGCGTTGCCGCCCCACAGAGAGCTTTCCCATGCAGGCCCCTGGCCGGAAAGATGAGAGCCGGTTCGATTCCGGACGCCTGCTTTTACAATGATGCAGTGCACGGCACCGCCTAGCCCTGCCATGCCCGGCCGTGCAATCCAAAGATACGCAGCGCCCACCGCGGTGGGCGTCATCGTGTCTTTTGACACAATGTAGACAAGCCGAAAGGGGAGCACTGTAGAGCAATGTATTGCATTGAACGGCAGTGCAAAGCAGAGATATGCACCAGCCCACCTCGGTGGGCTGGATGGATGTCTTTGGCATCGAAAACAACACAAAAGGACACATAATGGCTATCAAAACGCTTACAGCCAAGTTCTCCGGAATCGCACCGCTCGTGCAGAACAACCCCCAGACCGTCGACCCGTTCAATGCCTATAGCAAACTCAAAAAACCGCTCGTAAAAAAACGATCGAAAACCGATGAGGACCTGATGGCGCTCCGCAATATCGATATCGAGTCCAGACTCTTCTACGACGAGAAACTCGGCGTATACGTCCCCACCAGATGGGTCATGGCGCTGATCGCGAAAAACGCCTATGAATTGACTCGAATCTCAAAGGCGAAGATCCGCGGAGCGGTCTTTGTCGTCGGAGAAAAATCAAAACTCACATACGACGGAATGGACACCGTAAAAAAAATAGACGACATCGTAAAGAACGAGCGATTCCATTACATCAGGATCACTCCGCAGCGAAGCGAAAGACTCGCAAAAATTTTCCCTATCTTCCACAAGTGGCGTTTCGAGGTAGAGATCGAGTACGAGGACAAGATCATCAACAAGAGCGACATGAAACGCATACTGGAATACGGTGCGAAATACGGAGGATTCGGGGACTGGCGGCCGGGGATGGGCCGTGCGCTCTGCGAGGTGGCATGATGCGCGCCAAGAGCATGGCCGCCGCGATGCTCGACGAGATGGGTCTGCTCCAATACGGCGCCCACATCCCGGCCAATATCTTTCGGCAGGCTTTCGATATCGAAGAGATCGAAGAGCCGGCGACCCGAGAAGAGTTTCGCCGCCAGGAACTCCAGGAGCTGGCCGCCTCGGACTGGCTGCGCAACCGTCTGCTCAACGATGGGAAATATCTCAAAGGCACCGACGACGGATACCGCATACTCCTGCCTTCGGAAAACGCCACACAGGTCCTCAGCTATTTCTACTCGTCCAAACGAAAGATGGACCGCGGGTTCAAGCTCTTGCGCAACAGTCCGCCCGAGGTAAAGATATCCGGAGATGAGGAAGTCCGCGCCGTCATGAGACGCGAATCGCTCAAAGAGCACCTTTCCGCATTGCATAGATAGACATTGCCTTGCAAAGCCGCGAAACGCTGAGGATTGCACCAGCCTCCAATGGGCGGCTGGTGCAATCCTCGGACTCCGAGAGTACGGCAGAGCCCTGAAGTGTAAGGCATTGCAATACAAAGCTTGACATCGTATGGCAAAGCAGAGATACGCACCCGGACCTTCCGGGACCCACGACGCCTTCGATGGCCTCCTCTGCGGAGGGGGCCACAGAATGTGCCGCGCCATGCAGGGCCTCGCCGAGCACTGCTGTGGGGCGCGATGCCCAGCAATGCAACCCAACGCACCCGGTTTCACCGGGATCACCTGCCGCCTTCGATGGCCTCCTCTGCGGAGGGGGCCACAGAATGTGCCGCGCCATGCAGGGCCTCGCCGAGCTCTGCCGCGCCGCGCTATGCCCAGCAATGCAACCCAACGCACCCGGATCTTCCGGGACCTACGACGCATTCGATGGCCTCCTCTGCGGAGGGGGCCACAGAGCGCGCCGAGCCATGAACCAGCCATGCCATCCCGTGCCAACGGAGTCAGAGTCCTCCGCATCAAAGACCTATCGACGGCCCGCCGGTGCCAGCGTAGCGAAACCGGCAACGAGACCTCCACGGAGCGAAGCCCACGGCATCGGCGGTCATTACCGCCTGAGTCAAGTCCGTCCGCTCCATCCCGTGGAGCTCTCCGACGATCCCCGGCACGATAGTCCGCGGCGGGACCGCCCGCCACACGCGGCGCCGCGCCCGTTCTTCCTTTCCGGGCGCCCATGTGACTCATTTGCATATCCTCCTCTGATAAGTGTTTGGAACGACAAAAATCCGCCTACATGAGCGGTACACGCCGGGGATCGTCGGAGCGCTCGACCACAACGATACAAGGAGACAAAATGAAAACGATCACGATCACGGCAAAGCAGATCAAACTCCAAGAGCCCACCGAATCCGCCCGCAACGCCGCCACGCGCCTCATCCACAACGCCCGCCGCGCCGGATGCGTCACCGCCGCCGACCTGGCCGCCTGGATGAAAGCCCGGCAGCTCATCCGGGGAGGTGTCCTGTGAAACTCATCCTCCACCAGCGCTACCGCAACCGGATCAACGGCCAGATCGTCACCCTGCTCGACATCAGCGGAGAACAGGCCGTCGTCCGCCACATCGGTGGTATCGGCCGCATCTGGCTCTACAATCTCGAACTCTTCTTCGACCTGCTCCACGACGAGGCCGCCGCATGAGCCGCCACATCTCCACCGCCACGATGGAGCAGCGCTACGGCATGCCCCGCGCCACCCAGAAGATCTGGCGCATGAGCGGCCGCTTCGTCCGGGGCCGCGACTACATCCAGGACGGCAACGCCATCCTCTACGACACCCGCGCACTTGAGCGCCACAAAGAGCTGAAAAAATATATCGAGGAGAAAAAATGAAAGCCCACATCGCATCGGTCGAGATCATCGACGACGACCTGGAAAGCGTGGCCATCGTCTACAGAAACGAGGGGGGAACCCCGGTCGTCCACCTCATGGAGGACGTCGACGCAGACGCCCTCCACTTCATCGCCGACGTGCTGGAGACCTTCGAAGGCGACGATCTTGAGTTCGCGGAAATAGAGAAGAATGAAGAGGCTAAAAAATGAGCTACAACAAGCCAAGACAACTCACCTTCGGCATCGACCTGGACGACACTATCACCCAAGACCCACAGCTATTCCGTGTCCTGATCCGCGTCATCAAAGATCATGGTCACCAGGTCTACATCGTCACCGCCAGACAACCCGGAGCCCACTGCGAGATTTCCAGAGAGTTCGAGCCGCTGGTGGACGGGGTGATCTTCTGCGGCACCACGGCCAAAGCGGACGTGGCGAAGATCGATATCTGGATCGACGATTTCCCCCTTTCGATCACCCACGACTTCCGCGAGACCAAATGGACGCCCGGAAAAGGGCTCAAGGAGAACCGCTATGTATAACCGAGTGATTCTGGTCGGCAACCTCACCCGAGACATCGACCTCCGCTACACCCCATCCGGCACCGCCGTCGCCAATGTCGGTATCGCCACCAACCGACGCTTCAAAGGCGCCAACGGCGAAGCGAAGGACGAGACCATGTTTATCGACCTCACCTTCTTCGGACGCACCGCCGAGATTGCCAACCAGTACCTGAGCAAGGGCAGCAAGATTCTCGTCGAAGGCCGCCTGGTCCTGGAGCAGTGGACCGCCCAGGACGGCACCAGGCGGAGCAAACACTCCGTCACCGTCGACGCCATGCAGATGATCGGCAGCCGCCAGGAGAGCCAGCATCACACATCCACAGCCCCGAACGGAGCGCCGATCTACACCGAGCCTGCCAACCGTCCGGAAAATCCGAACAGTTCCAGGCCCGCCGCGGCTCCGGAAGCCCCGGATATCCCCGGCGAAGACGAAATACCATTTTAGGAGAATCGAAATGAATACCGCAAAGATCGAACTCTTCCGGGAAAAACTCTCTGACGCCTACCACACACTCGGAAAAGTCACCGCCGGAGAGCGCGGCTACAGAAAAGCCGCCGCCAAAGCCCGCAAACTCTTGACCGAGATCAAAAAAGAGATCACCCCAATCAAGCGCGAAACCATCATCACCCACGGGGAAGAGGAGGAGTAAATCATGACCGACTGGGTAGCCCGATACCACCAGGCCCTCCACATGCTCCACCGCAACCTTAGCGACTGGGAGCGCACCTACTACGAGGCCCAGGCCACCATCGCCCGCCGGGCCGCCAGAGCCTGCGGGCAGAGCGCCAGCCGCGTGCGCTGGAGCTATCACCCGCAGCCCAGGATAGAGAGGAGCGCCTGATGGGAACCAGCACGGAACCGATCAAAGACCTGTTTATATTGGTGCAGCTGCAAAACGGAGAGATCAGACAGGCCATCGTGCCGGATGCAGCGAAAAAGATCATCGAGAACGTCCTCGATGTCTATGGTCCGCTGAAAATTTCCGATGAACTCATGGACGGGCTGTATATCAAAGGAGCCGACCGATGAGCCGCAAGGCCATGGCGCTGGTCCAGTGCCGGGAGTGTGGTGAACTGTTTTTCTCCCGGGCGAAAAAGCTCTACATCGCCCGTCGGCGCAAATACTGCGACCAATGCCTGCGGGCCAGGCACGCCGCCAACCAGGCCAACGCCACGAAGGCCTCTCTGCGCACCTGCGATATATGCGGAGAGAGGTTCGCCGGAGCCACCGCCGCGAAATACTGCTCAGACGACTGCCGCCGCGAAAGCAACAACCGCAGAAACCGGGCGTTCCGGCGCCGATCTGCCCCCAAAGAGTTCTTTTGCGAACACTGCGGCGCACGCTTCGATGGGGAAGCACGATCGAGATACTGCTCAGAACGATGCCGCAACGCCCATCACAACGAAAAACGAAGATCAGGGAAGATCGATCCAAAGTATCTCAGGCGCTGGGGGCCTGACGGCCCGACCTATCTGGGCAAGGGCACCTGCTTCGACGGGGCGAAACTATGAGCGGAGACGAGAGGAGAGCAGACTATGAGCTCCTCAACCGCACCATGGCCGCCTATACCGTCCATTTTTTGCAAAGAGACATGGATGACGGGTACTCCGACGGCTGGGAGCCGTGGATCCATCGGCACCTCTCCTGGTGCAAACGATACCTGGCGGCGCGCACCTTCCCAAGGGAAGCCGAACAGACCCTCAGAAACATCGATGACGACATCCTGTTTCAGCGGGCCAAAGAGCTAAACGTCTCCTACCTGGTCGTCCTGCTGGACCTCACGCGCCTATGGATCCAGTCGGTCCCATCCGACAGACTCCCGGCCTTCTCGGTCAGCCGCAAAAAACTCTCCAGAGGATTCCGGGCCTTCGCCGTAGGGATGCTCAGGATCAAACGGCACGACCCTGACCGATACCGAGACTACAAAAAGCTCATGGCCAACAGCCGAGAAGCCGCCAGATACATCTGGGGAGCCTTCAACCGGCACATCCTGGCCGGATCACACCACTACAAGGAAGAACAAACATGAAACACTCCACACGATACCTCTACGGATGCTCGCCGGACGAGTTTTCCGCCCTCCCCTATCGCGACGCGCTGCACTACAAGATCGACAGCGCCAGGGAGCACCTCCAGACCGTCACCAAAGAGCTCGACGCGGCCATGATGCGCAACGACGACCGAAAAATGTCGCTGCAATATCAACAGTCCGCCATCTACCGCGCCATCCGATACACCGAATCGCTCCTCGAAGAGCTGGAAGGATAGCCCATGCCCACCGACCGCAAACCGACCGCCCGCAGAGACTTCACCTACTGCCGGACCGACAACTGCCCAAATCGACACGGCTGTATCCGATGGTCCGGACACTACGACTTCACGGCGGACTCCGATCCCTACTGCGGACACTACAGCTTCATGGACGGCACCCACTGCCAGGAATCCAACCACTACAACTACCACACCATCGAGGAGTGACAATGAACGACACGACAAAGAATCTAAAACAGACAATCAAGGGATGGATCGAGTTTGTGGTGCTGATGTTTGTCATCACCTCCGCGGTCATCATCCCAATCTATGGCGCCTGGAGCCTGGCGCGGTGGATCTTCGGATGACCGTCGAGATCACCTACCGCGGCACCCGCTACGCCATCGACCACGACGCAATCCCCGGCGCCGGCTGGCGGGCGGAGCACTGCCTCCTGCTGACCCAGATCCACCGTGAGCAGCGCAGCGTCAAAGGCCGCGCCGTCTTCAAAGACCGCCACCGCAAACTGCTCAGGGCCGCCAGCATCCGCCAGATCCTGGCCTACATCGCAGACATCGAAAGAGGAGACCATCGTGAAGTCGAGCGACTGTACCAAAAAGCTCTCGCGGATCAGAAAGTGGGCTGAGTCCTGCCAGAGCGACCTGACCCGCACCCAGGCCATCCTCGCCAAGGCCCTGCGGATGGAGACGCTCGTAGACACCCGCCACGAGATCCGGCGGGCGCTGGATATGCTGAGTGTGCATGAGGAGGAGCGGTGAATGAGCTGGCTCTTTTCGCGGGCGCTGGCGGAGGCATACTGGGCGGCGAACTCCTCGGATGGCGCACCGTCTGCGCCGTCGAAATCGACGAATACGCCCGCAATGTACTTGTCGCACGCCAAAACGACGGAAGCCTGCCGCCTTTCCCGATATGGGATGACGTGCGAACATTTGACGGACGACCGTGGCGCGGACGTGTTGATGTGGTCTCTGGCGGCTTCCCCTGTCAGGACATCAGCGCGGCAGGCTCCGGAGCTGGAATCGACGGAGAGCGGAGCGGGCTGTGGTCAGAGATGGCGCGCATTGTCGGTGAGGTACGACCCAGCTTCGTCTGGGTGGAAAACTCACCGCTGCTTGTTTCCCGGGGACTCGATCGAGTCCTTGCCGACCTTGCCTCACTGGGGTTCGATGCAAGATGGGGAGTTGTGGGAGCGGACGACGCCAGCGCTCCGCACAGACGAAAACGACTCTGGATACTGTCCCACACCGACGGTGTGCGGTAACTACAACCGACCAGGCACAGGAGCGAAAAGCGGGACCGGCCTGGCGACGGCGGTGAAAAAATGGCCGACTCCAACAGCCACAGCTCACAAAGGATGGAGCCGAAACCACAACCGGGCTGACACTGACGACCGCATAGACTATGCGGTCGAACGCAGAGCGGATCAGAGCGGCACGCCAGGCAGGCTTAACCCGGACTGGTGCGAATGGCTTATGGGCTGGCCGGTCGGATGGACGCGGCTCGACGGCGTGCCGAAGCAGTATGGCTGGAGCATCGATCCGGCGGACACCGGCGAAGTGCCGCGCGTGACGACGGAAAAACGACACAGAGCGCACAGGATTCGGGCCATCGGAAACGGACAGGTGCCGCGGGCGCTGGCGCTTGCATGGGAAATTTTGACAAAAAAGCCAGGCTAAACGAGTGGGCCGAAACCGTGCAAATGACGCTCGACAGAATCAGAGAAAGGACCAAAAATGCCGACTGAATACATGGGCCGCATCCAGCCCAGATGGATGAAAACCTCCGAGGCCGCCAGGCACCTGGGCCGTTCCGTCGCCTGGCTCAAAGACCGGATAGGGACCGACTTCATCGAGGGCGTTCACTACCGACGAAAACCAGGCGTCGCCGGAGCCTTCTGGGACCGTGTGGAGCTTGACAAATGGGTCATGGGCACCGGAGACGACGAGGCGGACGCGATCCTGGAAAAGATGAAGATGGTATCATAGTCAGCCGCTTTTCGCTGACTGAAAGGATAGACAATGGTCAGCATCTACCGAAGAGGCCGCCGGCTCTACCTCCAGTACCCCATCGCGCCAGGCAGCGGCAAGCGCATCCAGCGCAGCACCGGGCTGGAGGACACACCGGCCAACAGAAAGATGCTAAAGAGCCGGGTAATTCCGGCCCTGGAAGCGCAGATCGCCAGCGGTGAGCTGCTCCGACAGGCGGAAGAGAAGCGCCGCCCCAGAGACTTCGGCCACTACGCCGACCGATACCTGGAGGCCAAAGAGCACCTCAAAACCTACTGGGAGATCAACCGCCAGGTCAAGAGGATCCGTGAGTATTTCGACGGAGACGTGACAGAGATCACCCGGGGAGATGTCAGGGACTACGCGGCCCACCTGCTGCACACCCTGACACCAAAGACCGCCCGCAAATATCTCAACGTCCTCATGGGCATCCTGGAAGCGGCCAGAGACTACGAAGCCATCAGCGTCAACCCGGCGACCGGGATCGCACTGCCGACCCACCACGAAGATGAGCGCGACCCATTCAGCGCCGCCGAAGTCGACCTGATCCTCTCCGAGACCGACGGATGGTTTCGCAACTACATGGCCGTCGCCTTCTACACCGGGGCGCGTCCCGGGGAGATATTGGCGTTGAGAGTCGAAGATATCGATCTGAAAAAGCGGACGATCCGCATCGAAAAAAGCGTGAAGAATGGAAAAATGACGACGCCAAAGACCCGATACTCCATCCGCACCGTCCCGATCTTCGACGCGCTCATGCCCTACCTGCGCGGCCAGCTAATGCACTCAAGCACCTGGCTATTCGAAAACGCCGACGGAAACCATTATACCGGATCGAGAACGCCACGGCACCACTGGAACAAGATGATGGAGCGGCTGAGACTCCCCTACCGGGACATGTACAGCACCCGCCACACCTTCATCACCCACATGCTCATGGGCGGCCAGCTCTCCATCCTGGAGATCGCCCAGATCGTCGGCCACAAAAACGCCACCCAGATCATGCAAAGCTACGCCAGATTCATCGCCGACCAACACCTGAGAATCAGCAGAAATCTGGACCCCTTTGCTTGCAATCCAGCCGACACCAAAGAGAGAGCGTCCATCTAATGGGATTAGGACCGGCATCCAGCATCCGGAGCCAGACACTTAAAATCCCCCATTTTTTGGACTTTTTGAGACACTAAAAAATCAACTGTCAGTCGAAAAGCGGCTATTTTTACTGACAATACAGCTGACAGTCATCACTCCATTAACACCACAAAACAATCATCTCTTATCATTGTCGACATCTACATGCCAATCCAATCCATGGGAGCGGGCTATAAATCAATAGCTGACCCACTTGAGACGTGAGCCCCCGGTGACATAGTAGACTCTGCCCTTGTAGATTGTCGTGTCGAGGGCTCCATAGATCTTTATTCGTTTCGCGTACCCTCCACGTATCACATGGATGTCACCTTCAACTCCTGTGGCGAACGCTCCAGTGCCGTCCTCCTGGAAGTTGTGCTGGCTAACATCGGAGGCATAACATCCTATTGACTCCTCGAACTGACCGGATATACCAATCGCAAAGTCGGTATGAAAAGAAAAACCTCCGTCTTCATTAGGGATGGTATAGTCAGCCCTTTTGTCAACCCACTCAAACGGTGCATATGTAAACCCATCATCACATATTGCGAAAAAATCCCGCACCCATCGCAGCTGTGTCGTTTTTGAGTCAGCGGCTTCACCAGAGGCACAACATGCCCCTTCCGGACCGTCTTTTTTTGTTGCAGGGTGGAATCCGTGGAAATGTGACATTATAAGCCAAGGTGACGCTGGCAAGTATGGGTAAGGCGCGCAGATCTGGTCCTGATAGTAACTATCGTAATTGTAATAACATTTACAGTCTGATTGTTTCTCCTCCATTTTTATTGGTTTCATCTTATATTTACATGCTGTTACACTTTTAAGCGTAACGTAATATTGAGATTTATTTGGGAAAATTATTATACCATTCGTATCCGAACCAATTTGACAACACATATCAAAATTCTTGTCATAAATTAATGCACGAGATATGTTGTTTGCTGCAACAGCAAAACGATCCAATGGGAGAGTGTTTCTATACATAGTCAGATGACAACAATCATTAATATAAGCGTAGTCGTCCAATCGCTTAACAGTGTACGGTCCAATGAAACGTTCGAATGTTCCGTTTGGGTTTACTTCGAACTTGACCTTCACGAAGGCATTTGGCACATAAACCCCCCAGTCCGTAGCAAATGGGGCGCAATGGAAGATGAAATAATCCCCATCCTCTTCCCGTACCCACGTGATCATTCTTACCTTGGAGTCGGTAAGACCATCGATAGGGATATCGCCATCGTCACCGCCACCATCGTCACCACCGTCATCTCCGCCACCGCCACCATCAGTGGAGGAGGTAAAATCAATACATCCATGCGGGACGTACGATTCGAAAATCAGGCACTCTTCGTTGGCACTGCTATCGAACTGAAAACAACTGCTCATATTGTCACACTCGGTACATAAATTGTTGTGATCGTTCTTGGTTTATCTGAGAGTTTGATCTTTTTGCTCTTTTTGCCTGCCTTAATCTTCTGCTGATAACTTACAACTTTTTCCAGCACAGTTTTTATATCACCCATAGCGATGCACCTCCACTGTCGTCACAATACTCTTGTCATCGACATCATATACCAAACTCTTTACGAGCCACGGGACCCCATTGATACTTATCGTGTCGTTAATCCGCAGGTCGGTAAGGTATGTGCTGAAGCGGGTGACACGCTGAGGGTAGCTATTGCGTATAAACTCAGCCCTGGCGCGCTCCTCAGCTCGTTCCCTTGTGTTTAACAAAGGGTCCATGACCGTCATAGATGCCGTATTCTCGCTCTGCAAAATAAAACGCCAAATTGGATTCTCAGCCATGTAAGCTCCTACAAATTTGCAGTCATCTTGATCCAGCTTCTGGCGACGATGGAGCTGGTGTCCATCTTGTAAACGCCAGGCTGCACGTCCTCGATGTAAATAAACCCAAGTGCATCGACATACCTCCTTTTTGCAAAACCGTCAGGGGCAAATATGTCTACCGGCTTCCCCTTGGCGTCGTCGATGCCACACAGAAGCTCGCGGCACACATCAACAATGACTGTTTGTCCAATTCGACACTCTATCTCGTTTGGACCGACACTATCCTCTCCTCCTATATAATAGTCACAGTCGTTTACAAACATTGTAATCTCCCCTCTATATGCCTTCGAGAACGACACCGTATGTTCATGTCCCATCGCCGTATACCCAACCCTGACATTTGGGTACTCCTTGTCAAAGTATAAGTATCGCCCATCTTGCGTATAATGGATAGGCTCCCCTCGTGAAACGACCGCATCGATATGGACAGGAATTGCGGAGAGTCTTGCTCGTCGTGCATCATCATTGGGTGCGTCTTCGTATGACACTAACAGCGGAGTGTCCAGCATCGCGATCTCTTTTTCGTCGGTCTGGACATCACCCTTCACTATGTCCGTCCCTGACATAAAGTATATTCGCGGCTCACAGCCAACCGTCTTGAATGTAAAACCCTTGAAATAATTCATCGTGCGAGGCATACGAATCAAAGTACATCCACAAGTCTTACTGTCATAGGGGTCATCACCACCACCATCTCCTCCGCCGTCACCACCACCATCTCCTCCGCCGTCACCACCCCCTCCGCTACAATATATCTCCCCGTCTCGTGAGTGGGTCTTGTCATCATAATAAATATCATAGCTGTATAATTTGTTTGTAGTATCAACTTTCCCTGCGTACCCTTTGGCCTTGTAAGATATTGTCAGTCTACCACGAACCGGAGTCTCAAATATCAATGTGTCGAGTTTGATCGTATAGTCTCCAATCGATACTCCGTTGACGGAAACATCCTGCACACTGTGTATCTCCCCTTCCAGGCTAATGGCGTCGATATTTGTAACGACATCTGTATATTGCAGCGGCATAACAACCTCGTGCATATCACTGATTCCAGAACACGACTTGTAACTATCATGCGGGACAACGTAGGCTATGAGATTGCGCGTACAATGATCAACGCTTGAATAACAATGTATATACGTGTAAACACCGTCATCTCCTCCGCCACCGTCTCCTCCGCCGTCATCTCCTCCGCCACCGTCTCCTCCGCCGTCATCTCCTCCTCCGTCTCCTCCACCGTCATCTCCGCCGCCACCATGGTGGATAGTGCTTCTGGCCGCGGGTGTCCCAATAATGATCTCTCCTATACCAGAGCTTTTCATGGTATTCATATCCGGAGCATAAGAAAATATATCCCACATTGGTATTTCTCTACCATAAGTGGTGATCGGTTTCGCCGGCTCGATTCTAATGGTCGACCCATCCCACCAATACTCGGCCCCGGTTACCGACGCTATGTTTGCGAGGGCCTGCAACGGAGTGCCTTCTCGTTCGTAGTTCCCGCCAAAATCAAGGTTTGCGGTTGTGATCTTTATCGGTACTCCAAACGTATCGGAATAGTAGGCGCACAAATCGTGAGACGTGCTCGCCGGGTCTATGGTCTTTTCAGCGCTTGAGAAAAACGGGTCTGATAGTATGGCGCCTTTTGTTCGGCAAACCGCACGATATTTAGACATCCCGATTTTATCTATTGAATAGACAAACATATCAAAAACAAGCGTTCCAACCTCTATATGAACAACGGCCTTAATGTCAAGGGGGATGCTGACGTAGAACGTGGCGACATCGTAAAATCTATTTATCTCCCTGGAGATACTTAGCCCGGACACATCGATATCCGCGCCACCAACTGTCACCATCACTTTCTGCTTTATTTTTCGCATCAAAACCCCCTGATCACCACAACCGTATCCGGAACATCAACTAAACTTGACTGCCTGAGCCTACTGACACCTTTCCACCCAACACTCACCTGTTGTGACTGTTTGAACACCGATGCAGTCTTGCCAAAAAGGTAATTGGACTGACGGAACCTATCAACAGTGTACTCTGACACGGAACTTGACTGGCCGATTATGCGTACCATATAATTGTCAACCTGAGAGCTCTGCCTGAACGGCACCCCTGCCACAGAGTCGAAAAACAGCGCTATCAGCTGGGACCCGCTAAGATGGGTATCGAATATGCGAAGCTGATCGACACGCCCGTCCCGCACGGCATCGGTCCCGTCTACATCGTAGGCCCCTATCACCAGATCGCCGGTCAGGGTCCCCTTTTTACCGAACACCCCGTCGATCACTTCGTCGTCATCCACAAACACCCGCATGCGCTCGTTTTCTACGGTGATGATCAGCTGCACGGCTCTGTCGTACAGCATGTCGGCATGGGTGAAATAGTCGATATCGGTGGCCTCGATATGAAACTGATCCCCTGAGAAATAGACACTGAGGCCCAACGCTGCATAACTGAGCACAACCTGCCGATCGTCGATCGACGGTCTTGATATGTCGAACCACAGCGCAACGGTCCATGTATCAGACAGTGTGACTGTGTCGCTCAGCCACCGGTTGCCGTCCAGCCGGAACGCCCGGCCCCACTTTCCCCCGTCAGCGAAGAGAGCGCCGTCACCATGTGCCGTCAACGTCCCGTCATAGCAATCACTGTCGAGCGTATCCTCGAACGACGCGAAACGGTAGGCCGTCGGGGACCCTTCGAACATATCGCACTCATCGTGTTTGTCGACATACGGACGATACTCATGGATCCGCTGCATCTGCTGGAACAAGCGTGAATGATACCGGGTGGCAACAGACTCGGATTGTGTAAACGTCTCCTCGATGTAGCTGTGAATGTTTTGAGACTGAGAGATTGCGCTTACGGTATATTCGCTCACCTCCTGCGACTGGGAAAATCCCACTGCGGAATACTCTACAACTTGCGCAGACTGCAATAAGTTCGAAAGGCGATATGCCTCGACAGACGCAGATTGGCAAATATTGCCTTTGGGTGATTTCTCGCTATTGAGTCGTAACACCTCCTCTTGCGTCAATGCCCGATCGAAGAAGCGGACCTGATCCGTAGCGCAATCCATATCATGGTTGTTGTCGCCGCAGCAATTCCCTCCAATAGTTATGCCGGAACCGCCATAACTGTAACGATCTTTATCTGTATCAAAAGAATCATAAAGCGCCCCGTCGATGTATACATCGATCTTGTCGACATCAGGGCGCCAGTTTATCACAACGTGTAGCCACTTCCCGATGGTGGCAATATCAGATATTGGCACGTTGACAAGTACACCCGAACCGGAAGACTCGACCACGAACTTACCGTAGTCGATATTGATATAGATAATGATCGTTCCCCAGTTGTCATTTGAGAACGACAGAAACACCCGATTGTCATTGACATTATCATCATGATCCGGGATAGAGTGAGCATTTATCCAGCATGATAAAGCACAAGGATCCACCTTGGACCCTGTAAACGCAAAGTCGTCCAGTCCACCAAGCTTCACACCGAGAGGTGTATACACCGCCTTCCCGAACCGACCATCGACAAACGACACCGACCCTTCGACAACGCTGAGCGCCCCGTGATTGATCGACGACAACGTGCTGTCGAATGTCAGCAGCTCCAACCCAGACCCGTCGCCAAACGGATCGCGGAACATCGAAGTGTCGACAGCCAAATGATAGCGTTCGACAGAAGAGGACTGAGTGAACGTCACAACCGGACCTTAGTATAGTGCGAAGAACTCGTGAGTATCCAGCGTGCTGTTCATCGGCGCCAGCTCCGGCACGACGACCTTGATCCAGAACGGCTTCTGGTCACCGGCCGAGAAACTTTTCTCGATGCACGATACCAGGAAGCTCCCGCCATGGTCCGCGTCGGCGATGTCGGGGCTGAACTCGATATCGCTCGTCCCGTCTCCGTTGTCCGTGATCGAGTTGATGCTGACTACGTCCGTGCCGATATGCGCCTTGTCGTTGACCCGGATCAGGGTCTCGTTTGGATCGTTCTTGACCTTGACGGTGTTGACCGTGTTGGAGATGATTTCCAGCGCCCCGTACTTATCCTCGTTGCCGGTAAGGTCAGAGACCGTATCGTCGGCATTGGCGCTCTCGAAAAAACAACTGTTGTATTGCCCCTGATTCGCCAGAGAGCACAGCACGTTGGCGTCTATGTCGGACTCGTACCATATTTTGCGTAGGATAGTTAGACCGTTTAGACGATCCTGGCTGGTGATCCCCGGAAGCAGATCGTCCACGCCTCCATCGGTCAGCTCATCGCCAATCGCTCCACCGTCAGGTGTCGCACTTTTGTAATATTTCATTGCCATAATCGCTCCTTGTTGTCAGATTTTCGCCAGCGGAATCGTGGCCCGATACCACTGGGCACCTTCATAGATCGGGACGATCTCCAGACGCTTTTCACGCGCGCAGCGCACCGTCTCGATACTCCCGTCGTCATACTCCATACCGATCGAACCAATGTCCAGATTCTCCCAGACGCCCAACAGCGCTTCGACGTTCCCGGACGATAGCCATCCGGACTCCATGGACTTCAGCGTCCTATACGGCGTCGTGATCATGGCCTCGTACACGATATGCGACCCGGCGGCGCTCATCCGCGTCTCGGAGCGCACCGTGTCGGGAGAGAGCGCCTCGGCGACCCACAAGGGAGTCTCGAACACGATCGACCCAAGCCGCACCGCCCGCAACCGCATCACAATCCTCCCTGCTCGTCGATATAGCGCGTCAGCGCTTCGGCCACTTCCCGGTCGCTCATCACGGGGAAGCTTTTCCCGCCGATATGGAGGTTGATCGGCTGAGTCTCAGCTGGGGATGCCGTGGAGGCCCCACCCACGCTGCCGCCTTCGGCGAACTTCGGAAGCCGCATCGCATTGAGCGCCTGGAGCAGCGACGTTCCGTAATAATCCACGGCGGACCGTCGCAGGACAAACTCCCCGGCCGTCAGCAGCGCCGGGACCTTGTCGCTGTCGGTCGGGTCATACCCTGGGACCCTCCCCCCATAGTCGAATCGTTTCGGAATCGATCCGCCAAAAGCCCGGCGTACTGGACCGTCGATATATCCTCCGTTGGCCCGCGTGTGGACTTCTCGCACATAGATCGTGTGATAGCTGTAGGTGTTATGTCCATTGAGTCTGGCAAGTTCGCTCCAGACCCGGCCGACATCTGGCGACACCACATGGTCGCTCGATGTCTTGGTGGACGAGAGTCTCCCCAGCACCCCATAGACACGCGTCGCGTCCGGGTCGATTTCGTGCAGCGATTTCGTCGGATGCTGGATATCGACTTTCGCCCGTTCTACGGCTGAGACGTCCGCATCGATCGTCAGCGTGGAGGTCGTATCGTTGATCTCAGATTCGGTCTTTTCTACCTTGCTTTCCGCATCGTCGGTCTCGGCATCCACGGACACTGTCCCCTTCGTGGTGTCGATCTTCGCCTTCAGCGCGTCCACCTTGGCATTGGCGTCGCTGGTGTTCCCTGTGACGGTCGCCGTGCCTCTCGTGCCGTCGATCTTCGCCTTCAGCGCGTCCACCTTGGCGTTGGCGTCGCTGGTGTCCCCGGTGACGGTGGCCGTGCCTCTCGTGCCGTCGATCTTCGCCTTCAGCGCGTCCACCTTGGCCTCGGCGTCGCTGGTGTCTCCGGTGACAGTCGCCGTGCCCTGCATCCCGGCATCCAGCTGGGCCTCGATGCGCTGGAGCTTTTGTTGGTATGACTCGTCGTCCAGCTCAACTCTGGTCGTGTATTGCGCATCCAGGGTGTCCAGTTGCGCCTGGAGCTGGCCCAGCGTGGCGGCCATCTGTCTGGCGGCAGCGTCCTGCTCTTTGGTCGACTCTGTGTTTCGCTCCCAGGCGGAGAGCTGCTTTTCCAGTGTGGCGATCTCCGCCTCCAGCGCCGTCCTGATCTCGTCGCTCGTCCGCTGCGAGATCGATCCGCTCTTCTCCTGCTCTGTGTTCGCCTTGAGGTACAGGTCGGTGATATGGCTCATCCGCCCGGCATGCGCGTCCAACTGGGCGGCCAGCTCGCGGTTCGCCTCGGCGTCTTTGCGGACCGATTGCTCGTGCAGGCCGATCGCCGCGGTCGCCGCGGCAAACGCTGCGGCGATCAACGCCCCTCCAGGACCCAGGAGCGTCATCACCGCCCCGATTGCCCCGCGAAGCAACCCCACCGCTCCGGAGGTGGCGGTCGCCGCGGTGCGGAACCCGGCAAACGCTCCAGACGCTCCCGCCGTGGCCGACGACAGCCTCGGCAGGATCCCGCTCAGCGATCCGACCGACTTATACAGGACAACCAGCCCGGCGGTCAGCTTGACATTGTTGGCGGCGAACGAGGCGATCGGCCCGATCACCGACCCGACGGCCCCGGCCAGATTCGCCAGCCCCGTCACCAGGCTGGCTACCGAATCACCGAAATTGCGCAGTGTCTCCTCGTCGATGCCGTCGACCCACTCACGAAACGCCGTGTTGATATCCTTCAAGGCCGGAAGCAGCGCCTCGCCGATCCTGGCCGCCAGCACCATCAGCGTGTTTTTCGTCTGCTGCCACTGGGCGTCCAGCCCTTTCGCGGCGGTCTCGTACTCTTTTTGCAACGACGTGCCGCGCTTCCATTCGTCGTTTGAGACCTTCAGATCCCGATCCAGCACCCCAAGATTCCCCGACAGCTTCAGCACCGCCGCCGACGTCCGGATCCCGGAGAGCCCCAGCTCCTTGAGCGCCTGCACCTGTTTCGTCGGGTCCATCTTGCCCAGCTGCGCCAAAAAGAGCTTCAGCGCCTCCACAGGGTCCTTGCGCATCGTCTCGGCGAACTTCTTTGCCGATACCCCGGCGACCTTGGCGAACTTCTCGCTCTCCTTGAGCATCTGCCCAAAGATCGTCGAGAGCGACGACCCGGCCACCTCGGTCTGCATCCCCATATCGATCATCGCCGCCGAAAGCCCGAAGATCTGCTCCGTCGACAGTCCAACGGTCTTTCCCATCCCGGCGAAACGGCCGGAGACGTCCACGATCTCGCTGACGGTCGCCGTGGTCTGGTTGGAGAGCTCGTTCATCACCGACCCCATCCGCTCATAGGCCGATACCGGTTCCTGGAGGGCGTTGCCCAATTTGGCGAATGCCGTGGCGGCCTCTTCGGCGCTCAGATCGGTCGCCGTCGCCATCTTCGCCACCGTTTCGGTGAAGCTCAGGATGTTTTCCGTCCCCTGGATGCCCAGCTGCCCCGCCGTCTCGGCGATGCCCTGGAGCTCCGTGACGCTTACCCCGGCCAGCTTCGTGGAGAGGTCCTCGATGCCGCCCTTGAGCTTCTCCAGCTCCTCCCCGGCCATCCCGGTGGTCTTCGCCACGCCGATATAGCCGTTTTCCATCTCTGTCAGCAGACCGACGAACTCTTTGGCCCCGGACATCGACGCATATCCGGCCGCCAGCCCGGCCAGGGTCTTGGCAAATCCCGACGCGCTACCGGCGACAGAATCGAAGCTGCTCTGGAGCTGCTTCGTGGACGCGGATCCCTTCTTGACCTCTCCCTCCAGCCGCTTCAGCTGGGTCGTGACACTCTTGAGCTCCGCAATCGCCTTGTTGGCGTCGGCGTTGATCCGGATATCGAGGGACTGTTCCTTACTCGCCATCGCTCAGCCCGAACCGTTCTCTCAGTGTCGCCAGCGTCTCGTCCGTCAGATCGTCCCGCGAGAGATGCACCGCCTCCGCCGCATCCAGCATCGCGTCCGCCGCCGGATCGTCCGCCGCGATCATCGTCTCGATCTTCGCGCGCACATCGTTCATCAGCAGCACCGCCGGCGCCACGGCGGATTCCGCCGCTTCATGCGCGGCGATGATCGCGGCGCTCTCCGCGTCGCTGTAGGTCCCGGCCTGCGCGGCGCGGTACATCGCTTCGTAGGCCGCGTACTGATCGTCCACCTGTTTCCCGCTGCGCATGTACGGTTTGTCGATCGCCAGGCGCTTGAGCCCGGTCGCCGCCTGGGAAAAGACCCGCGCCAGCCGAGCATAGCGGGCCGCCCGGATCTGCTCTGGCGTCGGCGGTGTCGGCGCGCTCTCGCGCTCCTGCATCATCTCTTCGATCCACTCATCCATCGTTCACCTCCTACACTTCGGTGCCGGTCGCGTCGACCCACTTGTCGCCGACCCACCAGATCGGATAGCCCAGATCCGTGTCCAGATAGGGCGTCGCATAGGCCCGGTCAGGCAGCGTCGGCCGATCCGCAGTCGCCCCGGTCCATCCCGCCAGCGTTGGTGGCGTGACACTTCCGTCGCTGACGATGCCCCCTTTTGCCCCGATCTCTCCGAACCGCATCGGATGCACCGGGGTGTCCGCGTTGTTGTTACTGGACAATACGCTCGATAAGCCAAAGTAGTCAACGACTCCATAGTTACAATCCTGGATCTCCGGCAGCTGACCCGAAGAGGCTCCGGTCGAAAACAGCGCCGCGTATTTAAACCCGGACAGCTTGGACGACACGGAATAGACGAACACATCACCGTCGAACCATATCCCGATGGAAAACTTCGTCCGATCTGCGCCAATCACCTCGGTATTGTTGAGATACAGATATGTATGATGCGCCCGGATGAAATGGACCCCCGCGTTGTCGTCGTTCGCAAGATCGAGCGTCAAACTATAGAAAGATATCTTCGCGTTCCCTGTACGAAAGAGCGTCCCGGGCTCCACGGTAATTCCAGGGTCGAATGCAATCCGGCATGCATCCCGTCCGGAACCGCTGAAAAACAGATACATATGTTGGAAGTTGTATGCTGCGACTTCGTTTCCGGCGACACCAGGCTGCTTTGGGTTGCGTCGCAGATAGTGCGTCCCGTCAGCCAGCTCCAGCGCCACGGCGCCGCCGCCGACAAAATCGGCGGTTTCGGCGAAGCTCAGCGCCGCTTCCAAATCGACGAAATTGTATGTCGACGGGTCGGCGCTCTCCTCCGACGCGACGGTATAGACCGTGATCTCTCCGATCGTCCGGCGCTCCATCGACTCCACCTCACGCCAGGGAACGGCGGGCGCACAGGGCATCAGCGGCATCTCAGACCCCCAGGGCGAACAGATAGCCGTCCGCGTCCACCGTGATCGTCTCCGTCGCCTCGTCGATGGGCAGCGCGTCAAAGGCCCGCAGCGACCACGCCACGGGCAGCGCCCCGATCGTCACCGACATATCCCGGTCAAACGCCACGGCGGCGAGGGAGCGCACATCGATACTCTCGCCCGCCGTCACGGCGCGGCTTTTGGCCTCGATTACCGGCGCCCACGGCAGCGGTGTTCCGTAGTATTTCGTCATCTTCTCTCCTTCATCTGCTCATAGATTTCACGATGGGATCTCTCTGCGGCGGCGGAGGAGCGCACCCATCCGCGCCACGACTTTTCGTCCATCCGGCTGGCCCGGTGCGCGGCGGCCCGCAGGCGCATCTCGGCCTCCAGGCGTTCCCCGGCCGCCCGGGCCGCCGTGACGAAAAAGCGCCAGCGATAGCGCCAGGCGTCCCGATGCCCGGCGCCGATCAGCTCCGCCGCGACCTCCCTCACTTTTTTTTTACCCCGTCGTCTTTTTGACCGCTCTCGGCCGGGTCGCGGGTCAGATCCAGGACGACCGCCACCAGACCCCGCATCTCCGACAGCCGCAGCCGCCCGATCTCTTCGGCGCTCAGATCGCTGGCGTCGGCCAGGATATTCCGTCCGGTGTCCAGCTCCGGGTTCTGCTCGATCCGGTCCAGAAACTCCACCGACAGGTCATAGAGCCGCACTTCGCGCTCCAGACTCTCCACACGCACCCGACGCTCCATCGGAAAAATCTTCTCCATCCGCTCTCCTTTGTTTCAGCTCACGATCATCCGGCCGCCGGGCCGGACTGTCCTCAGCTGTTGGCCGGGATCTCTTCGATGTCGAAATAGTTCGACACATCCTCTCCGGTGGTCCCCTCGTCCGCCAGGGCCGTCCCCTCGAACTCCAGGGCGGCGAACTCTTCGGATTTCAGCGGCAGCTCCCCGGACGCCCCGATGCTGACGCGCTTGAAGGTGTACTTGTAGCGCACGCCGGTCTGCGGCTCCGAGACGAAGACCAGCCGCGCCTCCAGCTGCCCAAGCTTGAATGCCGCCATCCGCTCCCAGGTAAACGCGTCGGCGTCGACGGTCGCCTTGATGTCGGTATTGCCTCCGATCGCCCCGCTGTCCAGGATCTCCAGCCGTCCGGCGCCCATATCGATCCGATAGTCGGTATCTCGCGTATAGGTGGTGTTTCCGTCGGCGCTGGTGACGGTGATCGCCGTCAGATTGACGATCCCCAGGTCGTAGACATAGCCGGGGCTGACTGTCAGCGCCACCTCTTCGCCGCTCTTGGCGGTCTGGGCCAGCTGGACGATCTTTCCGCCGTAGGCCCGCGCCAGCTGTCTGGCGCTGATCTCCGGGGTGTCAAACTTCAGCGTCCCGGTGACTTTCTTGGTCACCTTCTTCGCCGTGGTCTGGGTCGGCCCCTCGGTGTTGGCCTGCTCGATCTCGTCCTTGTCGACGCTAAGGCTCACGCCGTTGGTCAGGCCGAAATAGACCTCTGCGTCGGACAGCTGTCCGTCCACGTAGGGCTGGATATAGAGCTTCCCGCCCCCGGTGTTGATATAGTCACTCGATGCTCTCGCCATCGTTTCTCCTCGTTACAGTTTCGGGCGGATCGTCGCGTGGACGAACAGATAGTCCGTCTCCAGCCGCCCGCTCTCCAGATTGATCTCGCTCCCCGCGAACCAGGCCGACCCGTTGGTGGTCGCCCCCATCTTCGCCAGGGCGTTGACCAACGCCTCGTTGCCCTCCGCCGCGCAGCGCACCGCATAGACCGCGACCCGCATCAGCGACCCGCGCTCCGCGTCGCGCCGCAGCAGAAACACCTCCGCCCCGGCGTCCACCGCCTCCACGGCCTGCCGGATCTCCTCCAGGGCATCCGCTTCGCTTCGGTATCCACGCTCCATCACCGCTCCTCGTTGAGCCGCACCGTCACGGCGTCGTCGCCGGGATCACGGTGCCAGTCCACGACGTGATAGCGCGTCCCGTCGATCTCGACCGTATCCCGGGACGCCATCAGCGACCAGTCGCGAATATGCAGCTGCATCGCCGGATAGGGGGCCTCGATCTGCTCGTCCCCCGCGACAAAAAAGAGCACCTCCGCCTCATAGGACGGAGCCCCGGACGGATAGAGCGTCGCCGTCTCGGCGAACTCCCCTCCGTTGAGAAAGACCCGCTTCAGGTCCTCACTCATGTCGTCGCGGAAGCTCCCCATCAGTCCCGCTCCTCCGTCCCGTCGCCCGCGTCACCATCGAAGTGGGCGAAGAGCAGCTCGACCAGCTCCTCCTTGTCCAGCTTGGAGTAGCCGCGCAGCCCCTCCTCTTTGGCCAGGGCTTTCAGCTCGTCCACCGTCAGGGTGTCCAGATCGACCTCTTTGGGCTCGTCGCCCGCCTCCATCGTCTCCGTGGAATCGGCGATCTCGAAATCGACCGCCTCCACCGCGCCAAGATCGATCATCCGAAGCGCGTCGTCCTTCGCCAGATCGAAAACCTCTCCGGGTTTGAACTCGGTCCGGTCATGCCGAACCGTCATCAGCGCTCTGACCCGCATCTCACACCACCGTGGCGCTGACCACCGCGTCGATCTGGTGCGGGGCGGGCAGGGGTGCGGACTGGGCCAGGACATAGCGGACGGAGGGGTCCTCCTCCTCCCAGCTCTTGACAAAGATCTCCATCGGCATCAGCCCGGCCTTGAGATCCTGGATCGCCCCGTAGTTGCGGCGGAAATCGGCCATCGTGCTGGTCAGGATCGCCGCGTTGTCGGCGATCATCCGCCGGCGCACGCCGTTCTCGTCGCGGTAGCTGCCGGTATAGCGGTAGACGTCGATGCCGACGCCGCTTGCGCGGATCGTCCCCATCCAGGTCGCCCCGGGACGGGTCAGGACGGGGTTGATAGTCCCAAGCGCGTAGTTGCGCACGTCGAACATCTTCTGGATCTTCTCGTTTTTGAGCAGCGCGTCGGCGGCCTTGGCCCCCAGGATCAACACATCGGCGTTGACGTCCCCGTCGTCGGCCACCAGATCGACCCACCCGACGATATCCCCGAGGGGATCGGATCCCGCGTCGCTCCACAGCGCCGTCCCGCTCAGGGCGATCTTGTGGGTGGACGACATCCCCATGTCGATCACATAGTCGACCCCCTCGCCCTTGACGGGGATCACCCCGGTCGCCAGCGCCTGGGCCGCCATCCACTCCTCTCTTCGACGGATCGTATTCTCCGCCGCCGCGATCTCCTCGGCCAGCTTCAGCATCGCCCGTTCCTCGGGGGAGGGGCCGCCGTAGGGCGCGGCGCCGTCTGCGCGCTTGGCGATGATCTCCGACGCGGAGGTCGCCCACTTGGGCTTGACGTAGGCGGGCTTGTAGGTCCGCGTCTGCGTCGCATGGGACTGCATCACCTTCCCCTCTATCACGGGGGCCACAAAGGGCGCCAGGCGCTCGTCGCCCTTGACGATATCGATGTCGACCGTCTCAGTGTCGACGGGTTCGGACCGCGAAAAAAGCAGGTCCAGCAGAAAGGTCTGGGTCGTATGATCCTGGCGCAGCGCCTCGATCATCGTCCGGGTTTCGAAAATATCACTCATCACTCATCCTCCGATTCAGGCGCTTGCGCCGGATACGATATAGAGCCCCTTTCCGCGCAGCGTCGCATCGACGCTCGCGGCGGTATGGGCACCGCCGAATACCAGATCCACATCCGAGACCACTCCGGCCTTGAGCGCGGGGGCGACCACATCCTCGGTCCCGGACGCGTCGACCGCCTTGAGCAGAATCATGTCGGGCACTTCGCTTCCGTCACTCGCCCCGTCGTCGGAGAGTTTGTACTTTCCGTCTGCGCTCACCTTCCCGAGGACCGACCCGGCTTTCAGCACTCCGGCCCCCGCCGCGATCGTCACACTCGTCCCGGCGAGATACTTCACCGGCGTCATTGCCGTAGGCTCATAGGTCTCAGCCATGGTTCACTCCTTTTTGATCGATTTTCTTCCGCGCTTCGCGCATCCGCATGGCGGCACGCTCCGCCGCACTCGCCGCCTCGCCGTCGTCCACGCCGGTGCCTGGCTCCAGCTCCGCCATCTGCCGAGCCAGGTTCACCCCGTCCTCGGCCCGCCGCTTCGCCAGCGTCTGCCGCTTCTCCTCCTCGGCCTTGCGCTGGGCAGCCAGGGCTCCGGCCACGGCCACGATCAGGTCCGTCGCGCTCTTGGTCGCGTCGGCCTTGTGCTCCTCCAGCAGCGCCGCGAAGGTCGCCGCCTCCAGCCCCAGGCTGTCCACCGCCTCCAGCGCCGCCAGGCGCTCGGCCTCTTTCTCGGCCCCGGCCCGGAGCCCCTCTTCATAGCCTTCGGCCCGGATGGCGTCGTAGAGGGCGGCGTTGCCCTCGCGGAGCGCCTGAGCCGTCAGTGTGGAAATCTCCATCGTTTCTCCTTGTTGTGGGTTGGGTCCATTTTCAGACTCTTTCATCGACCCGTCGTTTGCCGGCCCTTCCGGGCGCCTCCCGCCGAAGATCCCGGCCACCCAGCCGGCGCGTCCCTCGTCGCCGCAGCCCAGCACGCCGCAGCTGCCCAGCGCCGCCGCCACCGCCTGGATCGGCTCGGAGCCCTCGCGCATCCGCGCCTCCATCTCCGAAAAGCGCTCATGCGCCAGGGCGTTGGCCGTCTCCCGGCTCGCCGCTTCGCCGTCCGGAGCGTCCAGCACCTCGTCGGCAAATCCCGCCTCAACGATCTCCGGGCCAAACAGCCACGTCTCCGCGTCCATCAGCCCCCGGACATCCTCCAGGCTCTTGCCGGTTTTCGCCGCGTATCTGCGGGCCAGCAGCTCGGTGAGGCTCTCCTGGATGTCCGCCTGTTTGCGCAGCTCGTTGTGATCACCGGCGATCACGCTCCAGACGTTGTGGATCATCCACGTCGAGTTGTCCCGCACTCTCAGACGATCCCCCGCCAGCGCGATATAGGTCGCCATCGAGGCCGCCAGGGCGCTGACCGTCACCGTCACCTCTCCCGCGTAGTCGCGCAGCAGGTTAAAGATGGCGATCCCCTCGATCACCGATCCTCCCGGAGAGTCGATCTCCACATCCACCGGAGCTCCCCCTGCTTCCTCCAGCCGCCGCCGCACGGCAAAGGCCGTCGCCGGCCACCAGCCGATCACCTCGTCGATCACGATTTTGCTCATACGCGCTCCTTCGCCAGGGTTTCGATCGCCTCGATATAGGCGTCGGACAGAGCGTCCCATCCATCGGTGCCGGGCATATACTCTTTCTGATGCGCGGCGAAAAAGGGCTCCACCAGCACGCAGACGCTCCGCCCGCGGCAGAGAAACCCGCCGCCGCGCTCTTTTCGGCCGCGCCGCTTGATTCCACGGTCCCGGTTCTTCAGGTGCCGGTCCAGCGCCGCGTCGAAGATCCGGGCCGCCTTTTCGCCACGTTTGGAGCAGTAGAGCACCTCGTGGCCGTTGACCGACTCTTTGCCGGCGGCGTTGAAGTGCATGGAGACCGCATAGTCGGCCCCCCAGTCGTCGATCCGACGGTGGAGCCGCTTCATCTTCTCCCCGTATCCTCCGGGCAGCTCGTCGCGGTGAAAGACCCGCACCTCCACCGCGCCGCTGCGCCGCAGCCGGTCGGCCAGATACTCCGCCATCCGGTCGTTGTAGCGCCACTCGCTCACCCCGGCGTTCCCCCAGGCCCCCTGGGCGCCTTTGCGGTGCCCGACCACCAGGGCCACTTTCGTTCGGCTCATCTACGCTCCTTCTCTTTGGTTTTTCTGGCGAATCGGTCGTTGTAGCGCCCGATCTGCCTCATGTAGTAGCGCTCCTCGATCCGCAGCCGTCGGCACAGCCCGAAGAGTCGCGCCGTATCGTTGGCATCCAGCGACCCGTCGGGCCGCACCGTCACCGCCGCACGGGGCGCCGCATCGATCGCCGTCAGGCGGGGGCAGACGCATGCGGGCTCCGGGACGCGACCGCACCCCATCATCAGCAGGCTACAGCTCATGACGACCAGGACGCGGCGCATCCGACCCTCCTCTCGTCACATTGATCTCCAGCGCCGCCGCCTCGCCCGCCTGGGCCGCCTCGAAGCGCAGCACCTCGCACGCCGAACGCTCTGCCTCCAGCTCCAACCGCAGCCGCTCCGCCTCACGCTCCGCTCGGTCCAGCTGCCATCCGCGGACCCATGCGATCCCGACGCCCGACAGCAGCGCCGCCGCCAGCGCCCAGACCCACCATCCGCGCAGCGCCGAGACGACCGCCCATATCACGACGCACCCCCGCCGCGAAAAAACCGGTCGTCGCGGCTCGAAACGATCGCCCGCAGCACCATCGCCACCGGCAGAAACGCCGCCATTAGCGTCACCGCATCGCACCACAACCCGCCGTCGCAGCCGCGTGCCGCAGCCGGCGACACCAAAAATGCGAACACCACTAGCGCGAAAGTCGCCCAGCTGTGGCGCCAGATGCGCATCCAGACCGCCAGCGGAAGCATCAGCGCCGAGACAGCCACGAGGATCTGATCACTCATCGCGCTCGCCCCCCCATCCGTCGTAGCGCTCTCTGCGCCGAAACGACGAGAGCTTCCGCATCCCGATCGACACCATCTCGGTCACGACGAACGCCGCGATCCCGCCCAGCATGATCCGCACCGACGGGATCGAGAGCCCGTATGCCTCCAGGGTCTTCGCCGATCCCTCCACCACCGCCGGCATCACCAGCAGCCCGAAGAGAACGAACTTCAGCGCCTCCGCCGCCGACTCCGACGCGCTCCAGCGCGGATCGGCGTGAGTGTGCCCGTAAAACCACGCCATGATCCCGATCACCGCTCCGGCGACCGCCAGCGAGTAGTACCCGCTCCCCAGACTCGCCAGGCTCACCCCGCTGGCGGCGATCGCCACGCTCTCCGCCGCCCGGCTCACCGCGCGCTCCTCGCTTTGGAGTTGTCGATCATCTTCAGCCCCGCCTCCTCGATCAGCTGGTTTTCGCGTTTTGCCGCCGCCGCGTTGGTCTCGAAATCCGATCCGTTCAGCTCCGCCGCCTCCCGCTGCCGGGTGGAGAAGCCCTCCTCCACGCGCCGGACCGCCGCGTTGGTCTCTTTGAGCGGGTCGAGCTGTCCGGGGGCCGGGCCGTTCCATTGCGCCCCGCACCACGCCTTGCGGATCAGCGGATCGTCGAAAAACCCCGGCGCTTCGATCCGCCCAGTCAGCACCGCCTCGGCCAGCCACTCCTCATAGATCGGCTGGCAAAACCCCGCCGCGAACCAGCGCCGCCGCGACTTGAACCCCTTCCACGCCTCCAGCAGCGCCGCCCGGCTGGCGGAGTAGGAGCTGCTGAAATGCTTCATCAGCATCTCGTAGGGGACCCCAAGCGCCGCGCCCACCTGCCGCAGGATCGCCGAGACGAACTTGTCGTAGTTGGCGTTGGGCCGTCCCGGGTCGGCGGTCTGGATCTCCTCGCCGGGCGCCAGGCCGACCATCATCCCGGGCTTCAGCGCCAGCGCGCCCTCCTGCGCCGCGTCGCTCCCCTCCTCCGTACCGCCCAGCGGATCGGGAAGCTCCCCGGCGTCCGTCTTTACAAAGACCGTAAAGAGCCCGCTCACCAGTGCCGCCTCCAGCTCCGCCGTCGTGTACTCGTCCAGGATCTTCAGCGACTCCAGCACCGGGGCAAGGATCGGCACGCCGCGCCGCTGCTCCGGGCGGGTCCGCCGCGCCAGCAGCCAGACGTTGCGCCGACCGTTGGCCCCATAGGCGGGGATCCGCACCCACTTCGTCGCCGGACGGATGCCGCCGGGATGGGTCGCCGCGAAGTGGTACGCCACCGGCTCCCCATACCTCCCGACCTCCACGCCCCCGGCGATCGTCGGCGTATCGGCGGCGAAATGTGGATTGCAGAGCCGATCCGACTCCAGCAGCCGCACCGCCATCGAGTACGGTCCGCCCCGGTCGAGATAGGGAAGCATGAACGGAACGTCCCCGCTCACCATCGCCGAGAGAAACGCCACCTGCTGGATCTCGTCGAAGATCTTGGTCCGCTCCGCGTCGCAGTCCACGCTCTGGGACCACAGCGACCACTCGAACTCCGTCCGGCGGCTCCAGGCGCTCGCCTCCTCGGCGGAGATCCCCAGGATCTCGTGATTGGGCATCGATTGCAGGCTCAGGCCGAAGCCGATCGTGTTGTCCAGCTTCGTCTCCAGCGCCGAGACCACCACCGGCTGGTTCCGGCTGGCGTCCCGGCTCATCTGCCGCAGCTTGGAAAGAGAGGGGAGATCGTCGGTGTCGGAATTGCCCAGACGGACCGTCCAGGTGCGATTGACCCGCCGCTTCGGGTTGGTGGCGTCGTATGCGGACACGCTACGCTCCGTAGGGGTAGACGCGCCGGGCCATCAGCCCGCCCCCGGCCTTCGCCCGGGTCAGCTCACGCTCCAGCGTCGCGATCGTCTTGTTGATCTCGGACAGATCAGCCCGCCGAAGCCGCCGGCCGTCGGATGTCGCGTACTCCTGGGAGCGCGCCAGCGCCTGCCGCGCCGCGTAAAACTCGGCCAGATCCGCTTCGATCGCCTCGACACTCCGCATCGCGCCCCCTTCAGGTAGATTCAATTCATACCGTCAGTTTATGGGGATTGAAAAGGTAAAAATAGAGGTACTAAAAAACTTTTTCGCAGAAAATCACGCAGAGATATCCACCTCGGAGAGCTTCCCCTCCACCGCCATC